TTCAAACTCAGGTTGCATTGCTTCCATGATCTTGTCGAAGATCTTTTTGCCGAACTTGTAGAGGAAGACACCACCCTCATTCTGAGGATTGGTAGGATCTTTCACCACATAGATGTTGGCATAGTAAGAAAGTTTGCGCTTCTGCTTACGGGCAGTTTCTTTGTCAGCGTCACTACCACTGTTCCAGAGTTCACGGTTGTACTCAGAGACAGGATCCTTACCACCAGTGGTGGTCAGAGAGTTCTCAATGTACCAACCGCCAGGACCTTGGAAGGCATGGGAGTACATCTTTGCCCAGGGAAGATCTTCTCCATCAGGAGCAGGCAGGAAACGAATGACGGCATAACCATTGCCAGTCTTGTCCATTTCAGGTTTCCAGAGACGGTCATCGCCTCCAGTTTTGGTGCTCATTTTCTCAACTTCCTTGACCAGTTTAGAGGTCAGGGAACCAAGAGAAGATTGCTTCTTAAGATTTGCAAAAGACATTTGGATTACCTCGGGTTGTTTGGATTTGGCTTGTGTGTACTTCGTAAGTGTATCAGTCAGTGTCCACCATGTCAAGCTGAACTTTCAGGTTACTGATCATTTTATCCATGTTGGAAAAAATTACAGACATGTCAATGTTGGGTGGCATACCCATCATAACAGCTGACTTCAGGATATTCTCCTTCATCTGGACAGCTTCTGGATCGTCACTCAGGGAGAGTCTAGTGTATAAGACTCTCTGTTTTTCAAGCAGACGTTGGAGAAGAAGGATATGGTCCTTCTTCTCTTCCATAGTCATGCTAGGAAAAGCAAAGACGTTTTGATAAACATCCTCTTGCAGTTCCTGTATCTCAGTCATCTCTGCTCTGACAACTTCTGAATCAAAAAAGTTCATTGATCCTCTACTAATACGTCCTTTAAAATTTTTCTATAACGAAATACATCGATATTTAGAAACTTATCATACTTGGAAATTTTCAAAGATACTAATTTCCATACAGGGTCATCGATCTTCTTATCAAAGCGAGACTTATATCCAAGTATTTTGTTTAGAATTAGCATGGTCTCAAGAGACAACTTGCCCTGTAAGTGTGCTTTCAACACTGGAGGATGGTAGCTGCTGTCCTGTGAGAACATGCTGTCGAAATCTTTATCTGAAAAGACTTCTTCGATCTCATTCTTGAAAGAGTATGAGAGACTCTGAATTTTTTTCTGCCACTGTCGATGAACCTTATCACCTTCTCGCATCAGTTCTACGATGTAGAGAGTCTGAGGATCATTACAAGAGGCAAAGTTTGCGACAAAGAATTCTTCAATCTCTTTGTCATTCTTCTGGCGTGACAGTTTCTCAAAGAAGTATCTGTCTTTTCTTTTATAGAAAGAACTAAGAGAAGCACGACTGGAACCACAGTATTTGTGGTAGTCATACTTCTCTTTAGTGAAATGATTTTTTATTGCCAGAAACTTTTTGTAGCAATCAAAAGGCATCATTACAATGGCAAGCGGGCACGACTTGTTCTCTTCAGAAAGTTGAGTTCAATTGCGTTGTACTTAATTTTTTCCTTGAGTGGTTTGGAGATCAGTTTAGATACGGAATCAAAGTCAATCTTGTTCTCCTCACAGTAATAAACTACAGCATCGATGTAGTTCATCTCTGGATTCTCTTTGATAACTTTCTCGATCTCTTGTGCAAATCGAGCTGGACAGAGAAACTTCTGTTCCAGAACCTTATCTAGTTCATTCTCCATTTTGGTTTGAAAGATTGTGATTGACAAATTCTTTTATATAACGAACTAGAAGTTTAATATACTCGTCTTTGTTCCTTTTGTCAAATACTTTTACCTCACCTCCAGGAGTAACCATAAGAGTAATGAGTTTCTTGACTGGGATACCAGTCATCTCATAGTACATACAAGCGTATGCAGTCTCTTGAACGAAGTAGTTCTCCAACCACTTCTCTGGTTTGATCTTCTCTGAAGTCTTAAAGTCAATGACTGCCAGTTCTCCTTCGTACTCACCAATGCAGTCTACTCTCCCTGCCAATCCAAGATACTCAGAGAACAGAGTACGTTCGATGGCATGGATATTATTTATCTTATCAAGTTCTTCTTTCGCATGATGAAACATGAACTGGGTAGCAGGACGAAATTCGTTCCAATCCAGTTCAAGATTCATCAGATATGCTTGGGCAGCCTCATGGAAATCTGTACCACGCGCTGTTGCCTTCTTCGTAATTCGATTAGCTTCCTCTTCTCCAACTCGCTTTCGCCAGTTGATAAAAATCTGGCGGTTATAGAAAGAAGTGACAGAAGTAATAGAAGGCACCCAATCCCCATTTGGGACTTGATAAAGTCTACATCCAGGAGTTTCTTTTTTGTTGAGTTCAATGTCACCGAGATAATTATGATGAATAAAGTTCATTAGATGTTCAAGGCAATTTTGTTCATGAGATATTCTTTGACCAATCCAGAACGAACAATGTCCTCGATACCAAATTCAATGAGTGAGAACGATGGCATGTTCCTGATGATTCTAAGGAAATCAAGAACACCATTTCTTTCATATGATTTGGTCAAGTCACTTTGACTCGCATCACCACAGAACATAATCTTAGAGTTCTCACCAACACGAGTGATAATAGAATCAAGTTCGTGAAAGTTCAAGTTCTGTGCTTCATCGACGATGACAATCGTGTCATCCAGTGTGGTGCCACGAATGAAACTTGTAGACCAGAAAGAGATAGTCTCCTGAGTTTTGAGGTTGGCGTACAGCATCTCAAAGTCAGCGTCTGTAGGCATCTCAAACATATACTTTACCATATTCTTGTATGGAATCTGGTAGAGAGCAGACTTATCCTCATGATCTCCAGGGAGGAAACCAATCTCCCTGGTGGAAACAAGTGATCTCACAATGTAGATCTTCTTGTATGGGGTATTCTCATCGAGAACTTCTTTCAAAGCATTGTAGAGAACAATGAATGTTTTTCCTGTTCCTGCAGCACCATAAGCAAAGAGATTTTTACCTTTCTTATACTCGTCGAATAACGTTTCCTGATTAGGTGTTAAAGGACTGATGTCGCAGAGAAAATCATTATTGATCGGTTTCTTTCTCTTCATCTGCTTAGCAGTGAGACCGACTCCAATCGGATCATCCTTCTTTCTTCTTGGCATAGTTAGCTGTAGTCTCGGTTTTTGCGAACGGTAGAACCAGGTTGTCTAGATGCTCTATCTAGAACCTCATTCCAACCATTGGAGTTGGCTTCTCCTCTCCATCCACTTACCTCTTGTGCTCCAGCACAACCCTGTGACCAGTCTTTATCCCAGTCTGGGTTCTGCTCTTTCCACTCAGAGTAAGCTTTCATGGTCATGTAGAGAGTCTGTGTCTCTCCAGTCTTTAAGTTCTTAACAGGATAGGTAGGCATAATAAATCTCTGGATTTTATTATTTAGAGTTTGATCCAACGAGGATTGTCAAGAGTCCACTGAACGACCTCTCTGACTCGTTCCTCAATAGGTTTTGGTTCCCATCCCATCTGTTTCATTTTCTCACCAGACAAAGCATAGCGAAGATCATGACCAGGACGTGCTGAATGGAAGTCAACCAATTCATACTTAAGATCTTTATCCTGTGCAAGAGCAATCATCTGTGCCAACTCAAGGTTGTTCAGTTCTCTTGCGCCAACGATGTTGAACTTAGGACACTTAGCACCACCCCAGTTTGTTTCCTCAATCGTAGGTTGCTTCAGAAGGAACAGCAAGGCGTCTGAAACATCCTCAGCATGAATATAGTGGCGTGACCCAGGAATCGTCTTTGTAGGGTCACTGTGGATGGTGATAGTCTCACCATCACGCACACGTTTGATGCACATGGGAATGTACTTCTCTGGATGCTGACGCTGACCAAAGACGTTCATCGTGTGGGTGATGTAGATTGGCATATTATAGGTGTTCTGGAATGCCACTGCCAGTTCCTCACCACCTGCCTTACTAGCACTGTAAGGATTGGTGGAGTTGTAACGATCATTCTCTTCATAGAGAATGCCGTCAGGTGCAGGACCAAACACCTCATCGGTTCCGAAGTATACGAACCTCTCAAGGTGATCCAGTCCACGAGCATAGTCAAGGATGTTGCAGGTAGCAACAACGTTATCCATCACGAACTCCAGAGGGAATTCGATACTGCGATCCACATGTGAACCAGCAGCAAGATGAAGGACGTAATCAACCTTACCAATGTCAGCAGCAATCAACGGATTCACTGCTGCCTTCAGATCATGATAGACAACTTTGACACGGGCACGATCAGCAGGAGAAAAATCCTGCAGAACATCGTGCAGACGGTTCAAGTTACCGCTGAAATCTAGTCTATCAAGTGTAACAACTTCCCAGTCAGTGTTCTTTATAATCTGGGATACAAGGTGGTGGGCAATAAAACCAGCACCACCAGTAATAAGAGCTCGCTTACTCATTCTTTCTCCTTTTTGTTAAATCCAAACGGCGCAAGTGTTTCTTCCACCTTTAGTTTCATAGCGACTGTTCCAACTGCCTCCATAACTTTGAGAATCTGCTCAGGTTTGGCATCCTCTCCAAGTTCTTTAGCAACATACCAATACTTTGGCCAGAACTCTTCTCCTGCTTTTTGATAATCTTCTAATGTTAATGTTTTCATAACCATCCAAGTGCTTCAGATACTGTAGGAAATTTATCACAGAAGATTCTCTTACATCCTTCTGCGATTTCCATATGTTCTTTTTGTGTTCCATTGGCGGAACGCAATTGTATATAGTGAATCCAAGAGCGACAGGATC